GCTCATTCACCAACGATACCAGCACCATTTACATAGTTGTCTAGGTATTGTTGTGTGTTATTAATTTTAATACCACCAACAGTAACAGTTGCTGATGCAGTAGCAGCTGATCCACCACCACCACCTGTGAATGACACAGTAGGATTTGCAGAATAACCACTTCCTGGATTTGTTAGAGTAATAGATGTGATAGTTGATGCTGCAATTACAGCAGTCGCAGTAGCACCAACACCACCACCACCTGTAATAGCAACAGTAGGAGCAGTTGTATAGCCAGAACCAGTAGCACCAACAGTAACAGTTGTAACAGTACGTGTTGTCAATGTTGCTGCAGCAGCTGCTGTAAGAGTAATTGTATCACCACCAGCAGCAGTAATCTCAACAGTAGGGGCAGAAGTATATCCGCTTCCTGGAGCAGTTACAGTAATACCAGTAATAGCACCACCAGAAACAGTAGCAGTTGCAGTAGCACCTGAACCACCGCCACCTGTAAGAGCAATAGTTGGAGTGCCAACATAACCTGCACCACCATTGCTAACAGTAATGCTTTGAACACCAGCTGCAGAAAGAACTGCAGTAGCTGTTGCGCCAGTACCACCACCACCAGTTAATGTAACTGTTGGAGTAGAAGTGTATCCTGAACCACCACTAGTTACAGTGATAGCAGTAACACCACCACCAGATAAAGTAACAGTAGCTGTAGCTTGAGTACCACCTGTGATATCAGGTGCACCAATAACAACAGTAGGAGCAGAAGTGTATCCTGAACCACCTGCAGTTAATGCAAGAGTAGTAATAGTTCCTGTTGGGACAGCAACAGCGTTTTTAGCGTTGGTTGTGTCACCACGAATCACTAGTAGATTGCTAGTGTATGATAGGAAGTTTGCAGCAGTGAAGAATGAATCTGCGTTAGCGTCAGTAGGTTTACCAAACTGTCTAACCAAATCATTCTCAGAAGAGATACGCACTGGATCCAAAACTGGACCCCATAGGAACGCACCAGCAAAACCACCGACAGAGGTAGATACCGCTGGAACGATAGAAGTGAAATCTTTTTCTACGACTGCAACGCCTGGAGATAATTGAAACGGCATTGTAATTCTCCTTGTTAATAAGTTTACCTAGACAATTTGATGTCTACATTTTATTTAGTTTTTACACGATTTCTAAAAGTTTAGAGGAGGTTTCTCAGGACTTCCATCGTCGTAAAACCCAAATGGTGTTAGTTCTTCTTCAATGGCTTTCATCTGTTTCTTGTACATTATCTCTCTAAGGTTAACATTATTTAGCTCTTTAAAATAAGAGTTAGTTGTAAGCCAACTGAATAAGACTAACGGCATTACCAGATCATCATGATATCCTTCATCAGCCTCATACGAACCCTTCTTTTCAATAAAAGTTGAAATTTCGGAGATCGTATCAGCGTCATTTACGATTAGTTTACTTTCCTCTATTAGTGCCTTTAAATTATGGCATCCAATTCTTTTAATTTTTTTATCGGTATTTACACCGAGTTGCGTTTTACCACCACCAAATCCACCAGAAATAACCTGTCCGTTTGTATGGCGAGTAACCATTAGAATATTCTCGTATTCCATTTCAGAATAAAGAATATGTGCCACCTGTTCAGATATGTTAGTTTCCAGAAGAACCCATGCTGTATTGTAATCCTTACCTACCTTGTAAATCACATTAGGATAAAGTAAAGGACTAATTTCATTGTTTCTATATTTTGCTACAATCTTGTAAGGAACTTCAGTGATATCAATAACTTGAAATGCTGAATAATCCCCACCAACACCTTTTGCAATATCTGCGATCAAACAATATGTATGATTCGCTTGTGGCTGAGTATATACATCCAATCCTTCTTTTTGATAGATCGGTGCATCTGGACTCATCTTTGCAATACAATCCGCACGAACAAGAGTCAAAGAAGAACCCAAGAAGTTACATAGAACTTCCTGTGTAAACTTCAATTCACCAAGTTGTGCCTTTTGCTCAGCTGCCCACGCTTCATCACGTCCTGGAATTTCCCAGTATGGAATGAATAGTGGAACAAATCCATTACGACCCTTTTCTGCATCAGTCCAAAACTTCCAGAAGTGATTGTATCCTAATGGAGTAGAGGAAAGAAGAATCTTCGTTGTTTGTCCAGCAGAAATTGTAGGATAAACAGAAGTAAAGAATTCTTCAGCCACATTGTTTGGAATAATTGCAGCTTCGTCAACGTATAGTAAGTTTACAGATTTACCACGAATACCAGATCTTCCAGTCGCTGCAGTAAATACTTTTGATCCATTCTCTAACTCGATGTCACCTTTGTTCCAAGTTAACACACCTTGTTGCATCCATAGAGGAAGACCCTCGTACATAGTTTGATAACGATCTAAAACTTCTCGTGCAGCGTCTTTTTTGTTTGCAAGAATCGCCACGTTTTTATTTGGCTGAAACAATGTATACCAAAGAATGTAGGCAGCAGATGTAGTTGTCTTACCCTGCTGACGTCCCTCCATAAGAATCACTCGGCGATTACTATGTATAACATCCAGTTTGCGTTTCTGACAGTCATACAACTTAAAAAGTTGCAAACCATGATCTAGCGTAACAATATAGCAATAATTTTCAACAAAGTATATTGGATCTTGAGAACACTTAATATACTCTTGAATTTCCGTAGGTGTAAATGTTACACTTACGTTTGCTGCTTTCAGATTCGCATTACTATTATAAATCTCAGCCATATATTAAAAGTCGTCCATCCATTTTTCTGAGGTAAGAGTAGCAGTGGTTTCATCACCAGTTGCCACAAAAACTCTATTTGGATTACTAAAGTCTTCATCCAAACCAATGTTAGCATTAACTTGTTTGATAACACCCTGTCCAGTAACAGCACCAAATAGACTTGTTTTTAACTGGAAATTAAGAGTATGTGTTACAAATCGTCTTGTTTGGAAGTCACCATCATATTCATCTGCAACCGTAACACTATTAAGAATAATAGGCACTTCGGTTTTAATATTCATTTCTGGTAATTGATTTATCGTCAATGTATATTCAGGTGTAAATGTAGGAAGTATCTGCTCAAGAATTTGTAGTCCATCTTCCTGAGTCTTTGTTAAAATATAAAGCGAAATATCGATATTGTATGGAACAGGAGTATATACTGTGGAAAGAGAATTTTCTCCTTCACCACAAGTAATTTGTTGCATTCTATTTAATTTTCTTGTGGCATCGTAGTTGTATCCAAGAATCTCAAATGACATTCTTGGTAAAGAAGTATATGTATAGTTTTCAAGAGTTGGGTCTTGCTCTAAACGAACAACCCATTTTTCTTTTGGTGCATATGCTAATGGAATTTGTAATCTTTGTATGGTTGTTCCGTTTACAGAGTCACCTTGTTTGCGATCGATATAGATGTCACTAAACAAACGACCAAATGCTACGATCGTCTTGCGAATAATTCCGTGATAAAATACGTTGTTGTTTAACATTTTATGCTTTTATAATTTGAATATTATCAAGTAGCAGTTCACCACCGATGACAGTACCAAAAGTAGAATCCCAAGAGCCAGCAATAAACACGAAGGCATAATTACCTTGTTCACCAGCACCAATAACTTTAGAAACTTCTGCCCAATTAGTACCTTGATTGACATTTGGACCAGTAACATCTAGTAATTGAATGTAGGCACCAGTAGATTGATTTACCAAATATGAGTACACATTATACGCATCACCACCAGCCAATGCTTTCCACCAAAACTTAACAGTATCGCCAACTGCAAATGGCACTGAAAAGTCACTGTAAACAGCTGGACCATACATAATACCACCTGCAGGAACCACACCAAATTGAGGGATTCCCATTGTTAATCTTAAACACTTTGTTTCACCAGATGGTGGTTTGTCTACTGTTTCTAATCTGTATGTAAAAGATGGAAGTTGTGTCACAGTTGCCACATCTCCTGGACCACTTCCTGGATTTGGTGTTGGGTCTGTTGGTGTCGGATATCCAGCGATTACAGAGTTGCGATTTAATCTTACTCTTCTATCAAGAACTCTCCATCCACTAATACCTTGTTCAAATCCATAATTTTGAAATGATTCGAGAACTCTTGGTGGAACTCTACGCATAGCCATATTTGTAATTTTACCACCAGCACCTTTAAAGAAACTAACACCAGTAGTTGGAGTTACTTCATCACCAGCTGCAGTTGATGCCCAAACAACTTTTG